CACTGGCGAGCTTTGAGGGCAAGCCAGTAACGATTGACCACCCCGACACTTTTGTTAACCCGGAAAACTGGAAAGAGTTAGCCGTTGGGGTAACTCAAAACGTGCGCCGCGGCGCCGGTATTGAGGACGACCTTTTGCTTGCTGATTTGTTAGTTACTGACCAGCAGGCGATTGAGGCAGTACGCGCGGGGCTTCGTGAGGTTTCGTGCGGCTATGAGGCTGATTATGAGCAAGTGGCACCCGGAAAAGGGCGCCAGTTAAACATTGTTGGCAATCATGTGGCGCTTGTAGAGCGTGGCCGCGCTGGCCCGCGTTGTTCAATTAAAGATAAGGATTTAGACATGAAACAGAAACCAAAAGGAAAGTTAAGCTTTATTGACAAGCTTAAAAAGTTTTTAGACAGCGAGGTTGAAGCTGAAAAGCTGGAAAACCAAACCGCTGACGAGGACGAGATGGAAAGCCAAATGCCAGCCGGCAAAGGCGAGCTTGAGGCTGAGGAAAAAACCACAGACGAGGGCGACATTAACGAGCGCTTAGCACGTATTGAGGCAGTGCTGGCCAAGTTGGTGCCAATGGAGGAGGAGGAGCACGAAACCAAGCTTGAGGCTGACGGTTACGACGAGGCCGAGGCTGAGGAGGAGGAAACCACCGACGACGTGCTAGAGGCTGAAACGGCCGAAACCAACGCCGAGGCTAAGGGCGAAGTGCTGACAGGCGACAGCTTGAAAGCAGTGATTGCGCGCGCTGAGATTTTAGCGCCGGGCATCCAAGTGCCAACAGGTGACGCGGCCGGCACAAGCAAAGCGATTGCGGCATTACAGCGCAAGGCATTGGTTACAGCATACGCGACAGCAGACGGCAAAAAAGCAATTGAACCGTTTTTGATGAAACGCGACATTAAGAAATTAACAGGCGACGCTTTAAGCGCGGTATTTGCCGGCGCGGCAGAATTGATGCGCGTAAGCAACAACACCCGCGGCATGCGTATGAGCGCCACCACAACGGATTTCGGTAAAGCGACAAGCCCAGCCGATATTAACGCCCGTAATCGGGAACATTGGGCCAAGCAAACCGGCCGCTAACATAAAGGAAAATTATCATGGTAGCTTTTTTAACACGCATGCCTTTCGGCATCCCCGGCGACGTAACTCGCCAATCACAAGCCAAGATTGAGGCGCAGGTTTTTAACGCCGCCGCCGCTTTCTCAGGTTATGGCCTATTTGGCAAGATTGCATCCGGCAAGTTTGTGCCAGTAGGCTCAGGCGACACAGCGGCCGCAGTTTATGGCGTATTAGTTCGCCCTTATCCAATCACAGGCACAAACGCAAGCGACCCGCTGGGCACCTCAGTGCCACCTACAACGGGCTTGGCTGACGTTTTACGCTCAGGCTATATCAACGTTAAAAACAACGCAGGCACCCCAGCAGTGGGCGGCCAAGTTTATATCCGCGTTGCAAATGCTGGTACAGGCAAGCCAATTGGCGGCATTGAAGCGGCGGCAGTAACCGACGAAACCATTGCAGTAACAGGCGCAACTTTCGCAGGTGCGGCAGACGCTAACGGCAACGTTGAAATTGCCTACAACATTTAATAAGGGGTAACACATGAAACCGAACCGCATTATCGCGCACGCAACACGCGACGCGCTTATGACTTTTGACAACCGCACTATTGACAGCGCGGGCGTTTTCTTAATTGGCGAGCTTGAACGCTTAGACCAAAAACTACACATGCCGCTTGCGACAGTTACTTGGTCGCGCGACATTATGCTACGCGAGGACGTAAGCATTGCCGACGAGTTTTCTAGCTTCACAAACTCAAGCTTTGCGGCCGCTCCGGGCGTGCAAGGCTCAGGCAAAGCATGGGTTGGAAAAGACGCCAACGCTATTACTGGCATTTCGCTGGACATTGGCAAGACTTCAAACCCATTGCCATTGTGGGCAATGCAATTGGGCTGGACTTTGCCGGAGTTGCAAAGTGCACAGAAATTAGGCCGTCCAGTTGACCAGCAAAAATTCAGCGGTATGCAATTGAAATACCAAATGGACATTGACGAGCAAGTGTACATTGGCGACACAGCGCTGGGCTTCACTGGCTTGGTTAACTCAAGCTTGGTTACTAACGTTACCAACGCGACAACCGGCACATGGTCAAGCGCTACCGCTGACCAAATCCTTGCGGACGTTAACGAGTTGCTTAACTCAGTATGGACAGCCTCAGCATACGCAGTATGCCCAAGCAAATTGCTGATTGACCCAGTAAATTACAGCCGCTTAGTAAGCAAACTGGTTTCAACCGCTGGCAATATCTCAATCCTTGAGTTTTTGAAACAAAACAGCTTGTCAAACTCAATCAACGGCAGACCGCTTGATATTCAACCGGTTAAGTGGTTAACTGGACGTGGCACAAGCAACACAAACCGCATGGTTGCTTACACGCCTGACGACGACAAAGTGCGCTTTCCATTAGTGCCGTTACAACGCACCCCGCTGGAATACCGCGACTTGCGCCAGTTGACAACATACTTTGGCCGCTTGGGTGTGGTTGAGTTTGTTTACCCTGAAACACTTGGTTATCGCGATAACATTTAAGGGGAAACGGCATGGCTATTATTCAAGTAGTAAAAGCGTTTAACCTTAACGTTGATGCGGTAATTACGCATTACCCGGTTGGCAAGCACGAAGTTACCGACGACGTGGCAAGCCACCATTGGGTGCAACATTTCATTGAGGCAGACGCAACACCGGCCGCAAATGAAAAAACAGCCGAGGAAGTGGCCGCGGAAACCGAGGCAATTGTTTTGGGCTTGGTAACGGACGAAAAGCCGGTGCCAAACGTTGACACAATCAATGCGGCATTACGTGATGCGGGCTTGCCTACAATCAAGGCCGTTGACCGCGACGCAATTTTAAACACAGTAGAGTAAGGCAATAAAATGGACATAACCACCTTTCGGCAAGTATTCCCTGAGTTTATAACCACGCCCGACCCGGCAATAGAGTTTTGGTTAAATTTGGGCAAAAAGCAGTTGCGTGCTGATAGGTGGTTTGACCTACTGGATGACGGGCTGGCGTTATTTACAGCCCACCATTTAGCTATTGGAGCAAAAGACCAGGCCACCGCTGAGGCTGGGGGCATACCCGGAGCCGTGCAAGGCAACATAACCGCTAAATCAGTGGATAAAGTAAGCGTTAGCTATGATGCGAGCCGCGTTACATACGACGACGCAGGGTTTTGGAATATGACAAGCTACGGCTTGCGCTATTGGAATTTATTAATGATGGTTGGCGCCGGTGGCGTGCAACTATAAGGACAACAACATGCTTACAGTATTATTAACAGCACTATGCTTGGGCGGCGTATTGGTTACGCTTTTTGGCGCGTTTGTGCTTGTAATGCTGGGCAAAGGCTTGCGGGCGCCGGCAGATACCAGCAACCGCATTAACCGCGTGCGCCTGCTTTGGTTTGTGCTAACGCGGCCGGAGCTTTTTGTTGACGCTTTCCCGTGGCTTAAAAATGACGAGCTAGACAATGTAAAAGGCGCGCCATGAAAGGCTTAACCGTTACCAAAGACATATTGGCCGACGTGGTACGGAGCATTAACAACTTGGTAAAAAAGGACGTGCTTGTTGGCATACCTGATACCACAACCGAACGCGACGACGGCGAGCCGGTAAACAACGCAACGCTGGGCTACATACACGAAAACGGAAGCCCGGCAAAGAATATACCCGCACGGCCTTTTTTGGTGCCGGGCGTGGAGGACGCGCAAGAGCGCATAGAGCAACGGCTTAACAAGGCCGCAAAAGCCGCACTCGGCAACCAGCGCCGCAAAAGCGACGACGAGCTAGAGGCGGCCGGCATGATTGCCCGTGACAGTGTTAAGCGCAAGATTAACAGCGGCGAGTTTGAACCGCTGGCCGAGGCAACGTTACGCGCACGCGCGGCAAAAGGCCGCAAAGGTGCACAAGCCGAGCTTGCCAGCCGAGCCGCAGGTAATGCGCCAAACAACGACAACGCAAGGCCGCTGATTGACACCGGCCAGCTAAGAAACTCAATTAACTATGTTGTACGCAATAAATAGTTAACCTATAAGTTAACAAACGCACACAAAGCCCCTATACGGGGCTTTTTTCATTTGGGGCATGCAATGGCATTACTAGACGTTAGCGACTTGCTGACAGACCCGGACTTTGCGGACAGCGGGCTTATTTGCTACCGCCGGGAGCAAATAATTGGCACCGACGGCATGGCAACCAATACGGAAAAGCAATTTACCTTTGCCGCCGTAGTAACCAGCGCCAGCGGTTTTGAATTGAACCGCGAGCCGGACGGTGAATTTATCAATGGCTTAATTACGGTACACACAAAATTTGCTTTGCAGGACGGTGCGGCGGGCTTGACCGCTGACGAGATACTTTGGCAAGGCAAGCGCTATACCGTTGAAAAAATAGACAATTACACACACTTTGGCCGCGGCTTCATTGCGGCGGTTTGTGCATTGAAACCATTATCAGGATAGACACATGGCAAACACTAGCGCAACCGGCGGTTACTTATCGCCAAGCGTATTAACGCCGCCGCTTGAGGATGACGCACTAGACGCCGAGTTTCAAAAGGCCGTCGCAGGCATTACCGGGCTGGCCGGTGCAATGGTGCGGCCGCGCTGGCAACCGGGCAACCCTAAGCAACCGGAGGCAACAACGGATTGGTGCGCAATAGGCATTGCAACGCAGACACCGGACGCGACGCCGCACATACAGCACACGGGTGCCGGCAACGGCAAGGACACGCTAAAACGCCATGAGGCAATCAAATTGCTTTGCACGTTTTACGGGCCAAACAGCAAGCGCAATGCGGCAACCATGCGCGACGGCATACAAATGCCGCAAAACATGGATTTGCTGGCACTGGTAAACATTGGCCTCGTTAACGTGGGCGAAATTCAAGCAGTGCCGGAGTTAGTTAACCAGCAATGGATTAAGCGTTACGACTTACCGCTTATGTTTAACCGCCAAATTGTGCGCGATTACAGCGTGCTTAACATTCTTTCAGCAGACCCCATTCTTATCTCTGATGAGATTGGAATTATTACAAACTAATCATTGGAGTTATAGAAATGACAACATTAGGCTTACCAATAAGCGATATTGTTAACGTGCAAGTGGTGCTTACACCATTGGCCGCGCAAACCCGCAACTTTGGCTCGTTGCTGATTTTGGGCGACAGCAACGTTATTGATACAACCGAGCGCTTGCGCTTATACACAACCCTTGACGCAATCGCTGAGGACTTCGGCACTAATGCGCCTGAGTACAAAGCGGCCGCGCTTTACTACGGCCAAACCCCGCAACCAAGCGTTTGCTACGTGGGCAAATGGGCACAATCAGCAACCAGCGGCCTATTGCGTGGCGGCGTACTGAGCGCCTCACAGCAATTGCTTACAAACTTTTCAGCAATCACAGACGGCGGCGCAAAAATTACAATTGACGGCGGTGCTGAGCAAGTGCTTAGCGCGTTGGACTTTACCGGAGTTGCAAATCTTAATGCAGTGGCGGCAGTGCTTGACGCGGCTATTACAGGCGCAACCGTGGTTTGGGATGCGGCAAACGCCCGCTTTTTAATTACAAGCTCCTCAACCGGCGCAACTTCAACCGTAAGCTTTGCAAGCGCACCGTCAACCGGCACCGACATTACTAACGTTTTCCGCATTGGCGCAGATGATGATGGCTACCGCGTGGACGGCGTTGTTGCTGAGGCTTTGGTTGACGCAGTACAAACGCTAACTAATATGTCAAGCGATTGGTACGGCTTATATGTAGCAAGCGACCCGGTGCCAACCAATGACGAAGTGCTGGCAGTTGCGGCATATATTGAGGGCTCCGGCTTATCTCGCATTTACGGCGTTACTACGCAAAACACTAGCGTGCTTGATAGCGTGGTTACAAGCGACATTGCAAGCCAATTAAAAGCGCTGGGTTACAAACGCACCTTTGTGCAATATTCAAGCACAAACGCCCACGCCGCCGCCTCAATCTTTGGCCGCGCATTTACGGTTAATTTTGACGGTAGCAACACAACGCTAACAATCAAATTCAAGCAAGAGCCGGGCGTTGCCGCTGAAACATTGACCTCAAGCCAAGCCGCTACATTGCGAGATAAAAATTGCAACGTATTTGTGCGCTATAACAACGACACCTCAATTATTCAAGAGGGCGTCATGGTTAACGGCTATTTCTTTGACGAGGTACACGGCACTGATTGGTTGCAAAACGACGTACAAACCGCAGTTTGGAACCTGCTTTATACAAGCCCAACCAAAGTGCCGCAAACCGACGCCGGCGTTAACCAAATCTTAACCACAATCAACCAACGTTTAGAGCAAGCGGTTGTTAACGGCTTAGTGGCGCCGGGCGTTTGGAACGCTCCGGGCTTTGGTGCACTTAACCAAGGCGATACGCTGAGCACGGGTTATTACACTTATGCGCCAGCGGTTGCAACACAATCACAAGCCGACCGTGAGGCACGCAAGGCGCCAGTAATTCAATGCGCTATCAAGTTGGCAGGTGCCGTGCACTTTGTTGATTGCATTATTAACGTTAACCGCTAAGGATTAAAAAATGGCTACATATTCATTTATAGACGTACAGGCAACGCTTGTTGGCCCAACCGGCGTTATTAACCTCGGTTATGGCGCGGCTAATAGCGAGGAGGGCATTAGCGTTGCCGCTGGCGGTGACAAAAACACAATGATGATTGGCGCGGACGGCGAGGGCATGCATAGCTTGCACGCTGACAAATCCGGCCAAATCACGGTGCGATTGCTTAAAACTTCGCCTCAAAATGCGAAGTTGCAAGCCATGTATGACGCGCAAACTATCGCCAGCCAACTACACGGCCAAAACGTTATCACAGTAACAAACAGCAAAAGCGGCGACGTAACCGTTGCCCGCGAGTGCGCGTTTAAGAAAAAGCCCGACCTGAATTACCGCAAAGACGGCGATATTGTTGAGTGGGTTTGGGATGCAATCAAGATTGACACAATTTTGGGCACGTTTTAAGGGAGTAGGGCATGGTTGAATTTGAGTTAAGCGGTAATAACTACCGCGCTGGCAAAATGGACGCTTTCAAGCAATTTCACGTAAGCCGCAAGATTGCGCCCATTGTGCCAACCCTGATACCAATTTTTGTGCGCTTATCGCAAGACAAAAAGCTTACCGAGGACTTGGGCGCGTTTAGCGAATTGCTAGGCCCATTTGCCGAGGGATTGGCCGGCATGAGCGACGAGGACAGCGAGTACATTATTGCAACGTGCTTGGCGGTTGTTAGCCGTGAAAATAACGGCAATTGGGCGGCGGTTTGGAATAAGGGCGCCAACGCTTGCATGTTTGACGACATGGACTTGGGCGTGATGATACAAATTGTTATCAAGGTCGTGCAGGATAGTTTAGGCCCTTTTATTCAAGGCCTGCTTATGAGCCAAGCGGGCACAGCGAATTTGGCGGCATAACGTGGCAATCCTTGCCCAGCGGCGAGGATTGGTTACTGGCTCCCGTCATTGCAGGGCTTTGCAAGTATGAAAGCCTCAAAGACGGCTCGCTTGACCTTTGCGACATTGGCTTAATGAACGACGCTTTAGCCGTCAAGGCCGATAACGAAACAATCGCAAGGCAATTTATAGAACGGAAAAATAGCAATGGCTGATACCGCAATCATTAAGGAATTTTTAGTAAAGCTTGGCTTTGCTCAGGACGAGCGCGGCTTAAAAAAATTCACTGACGGCGTAACCGGTGCAACCAAAAACGTTGTTAAGTTGGTGGCCGCAATACAAGGCGCGGCGCTGACTATTGGCGCGGGTGTTTCAGCTTTTGCCAGTAACCTTGAGCGCATGTATTTTGCCGCGATTAAGACCGGGGCAAGCGCTAAGAATTTACAGGCTTTCGGCAATGCCGCGGCCAACTTTGGTGCGCAAAGCGAGGAGGCGTTGCAAAGCGTACAAAGCCTTGCGCGTTTTATGCGCGAAACGCCCGGCAGTGAGGGCTTTTTAAAGGCGCTGGGCGTTGATACCCGCGACGTAAACGGCAAGCTCCGAGATACAACCGACATTATGGTTGACTTGGGCAAGGCCATGCAAAACAAGCCTTATTACATGGCTAAACAGTATGGCGACATGCTGGGCATTAGCGAGGATATGTTGCGCGCCATGCTTAACGGCGACTTTGCGCGCGAAGTTGAAAAGCAACGCGCATTACTAAAAGACAGCGGCTTTGACAAGGCCGCCGAGGCCAGCCATAAATTTATGGTTGGATTGCGCGAGCTACAAACGCAACTTATGATTTTTGCGGTTGAGGTGCAAAAAGCGCTAATTGAAAAGCTCGGCATGAGCATGGAGCAAATCAGCACTTGGGTGCGTGAAAACATGCCCGTGATTGCCAAGCGCGTTGCTGACGTTTTAATTACCGTGGTAAACGTTGCCGAAACGCTGGCGCCGGCTATTGGCTGGCTAATTGATAAATTCATGCAAATGGACAAGGCAACCGACGGTTGGAGCACCAAGTTAATTGTGCTGGCCGGTGCATTTGCCATGCTGGGCGGCCCTGCAATTGTGGCCGGCATTTGGGCATTGGCCGCCGCATTTGGCGCGTTGTCATTGCCTATATTGGCCATTGCCGCCGCTGGCTTTGCCGGCTGGAAAATTGGCGAATGGATTAACGGCAAGCTTAACGGCGACCCGGCAACCGGCGGCACCGCAGGCGGCAAACAAGCCCAAAGTGGCAAAATCCGCAAGCCCGGCAATACCCTTGACCCGGTTAATTTCTTTATGGGCATGGGTTGGAGCAAAGAGCAAGCGGCGGGCATTGTCGCCAACTTGAAACACGAAAGCGCGCTTGACCCTAACGCAGTGGGCGACGGTGGCAGAGCTTACGGTATTGCGCAATGGCACCCTGACCGCCAAGCCAACTTTAAAAAGTGGGCGGGCAAGGATATACGCGGCTCAAGCATGCAAGAGCAATTGGCTTTTGTTAACTATGAGCTAACGCAGGGCGCCGAGCAAAAAGCCGGCAATTTGTTGCGCGCGTCAACCAACGCCCAGCAAGCCGGTGCGATTGTATCAAGGCATTACGAGCGCCCAGCCCAGCAAGAGGCAGAGGCGTTGAAACGAGCCAATACAGCCGTGCAAATTGCCCAAACAACCAACATTAACGTTGCAGGCGGCGACGCTATGGCAACCGGCCGCGCGGTGGCTGGCGAGCAAGAGCGCGTCAATGCATCATTAACCCGTAACTTACAAGTGGCGTATAACTAAATGGCACTCTTAGACTTTTTGCAAATATCGCCCAAGAGCGCCATTGGTGACATTGAAATAATGGCAAGCCTTGAGGAAGTTTACAGCGACGCCTTGCAGACGACCGACCACCCGGTTGAGCAAGGCGCCGACATTACCGACCACAGCTTTAAACGGCCAAGCGAAGTTGTTATAAGGTGCGGCTGGACAAATAGCAGTTTCACGGCGCTATCCGGTGCGGTTGAGGCGTTGTTTTCCGGCGGCGGGTTAAGTGCCGCGGATTATGTAAGCGGCGTTTACAGCCAATTACTTGCTTTGCAGGAAAGCCGCCAGCCTTTTAATGTGACGACCGGCAAGCGCCAGTACACAAACATGCTTATTCAAAGCTTGCGCGTGGACACTGATAACAAAACCAGTAACGCGCTAATGGTAACGGCTACCTGCAAGCAAATCATTATTGTAAACACGCAGGCAACTACATTGCCGCCGCGCGAGCAACAAGCCGAGCCTGCCAAAACCGCCGAAGTGCAAAAGACCGGCGTTAAGCAAACCAAAACACGCACCCCGTCGCCGGGCGGTGCAGTGCCGCCAGTTCAAGCAGGCGGTGGCACTTTTAGAGGCAACGGCGCGAGCGGAGGTTGGTAAATGGCAAAATTCTTTGAAATACCGTTAACCCCAACCCCGCAACTTTTTACGGTGCAATTAAGCGGTGTTGATTACAACATATTGCTGGCTTACCGCGATATTGACGAGGGCGGGTGGTTTATTGACATTGCCGACGTTAACAGTTTACCAATTGTTAACGGCATACCGCTTGTTACCGGCACCAACCTGCTTGAGCAATACGCGCACTTGGGTTTTGGTGGGCGCATGTGGGTGCAAACGGCAAACGACCCTAACGCACCGCCGACATTTTTAAACTTGGGCACTGAGGCCTTTTTATATTGGGTAACTGACTAAATGAGCGTAGCGCAATATATCCGCAAGGCAAGCTTGATTGTTGGCCAAAATGAGGCCAGCAGGGGCGCCATTGATTTATCAGAATTGCGCTTTCGGTTTTCAGTGCGTCGCGGTGATATTCAGACGCCAAACAGTGCCGACATTAGGGTTTACAACGTAAGCGAGCAAACAGCGCAAGCGGTGCAAAACGAGTTTACCCGCGTTGTACTGCAAGCCGGGTATGAAGGCAATTTTGCCGTGATTTTTGACGGACAAATTAAACAGGTGCGCCGCGGCCGTGAAACGCAAACGGACACTTACATTGATATTACCGCGGCAGACGGTGACAGCGCTTACAACTACGCTATGAGCGTTTTTTCATTGGCGGCAGGCTCAACGCCAGCCAATGCGGTTGAGGCCGTGTTGCAGGACATGGGCAATTACAGCGTAACAGGCGGCTATATCCCGGCCTTACCCGGTGCGCCGTTGCCGCGGGGCAAAGCAGTGTATGGCATGAGCCGCGACAAAATGCGCGAGATTGCCAAAAACACGCAAACCAGTTGGAGCATACAAGACGGCAAGCTAAACATGATACCGATTACCGCTTATGTGCCGGGTGAAATTCCGGTAATTACGGCGGCAACCGGCATGATTGGCTTGCCTGAGCAAACGCAAAACGGCATCAAGCTTAAAACCCTGCTAAACCCCAACATCAAAATTGGCCAAGCGGTAAAACTTGATAACGAAAGCATTAACCGCTTGCGCTACGACTTGGCGCTAGGGCAAGGCGCGGTAAACGAAAGCATAGCGATACAGGCAAAGACCAACAACGACGGGCTTTATTACGTGATGATTGCCGACCACAACGGCGACACCCGCGGCAATGAGTGGTATTCAAGCCTTATTTGCTTGGCTATTGATGCAACCGTGACGCCGCTATTTGCGCCGCAATTCCCGATTGGCCAAGAGTACGTCAACAGCATTAAGAAATACGGTTAACGCAACGGCTCTATATATTCAGCGGAGCCCTCGCCGTTAACCCGTCCGCGGAAAAATAAGGACTTTGGCCAAACTTGCCAATCCTCAAACTCGCCGCGGATTACCAGCGTTTTAACTTTCCCCGTAGCGGTTAACCCAGCGCAACCCTCTAAGCGGCTGACGTTTGCGCTTGGGCGCTCCACGTAGTAACGCATGTGCTCGGCACCGACAATTTGCAATTTGCAAGGCTTGTTGTAATAAACAAGCCGGTCAATAAAAATTTCGCCCACTTCGTCGCCGGGTTGCATGCGCTTGCCGTATGGCGACATGACATAAGCAAGCTCGCCGCTTTGGGCGCTGGCCAGTGCCGGCAACATTAAGCAAATTATTAATAACATTTTTTTCATGATTGGCTCCTAAATAATGGATAGACGCGAGCGCTATTACGACCCGGAGGAAATGATGCGGCTTGCTATGGACGGCAAGCAAGCACAGATTTGGACGGCACTCCCTTGCATTATCCAAAGCTTTAACCCCACGGCCATGACTTGCGAGGCACAGCCTACCGTTAACGGTATAGTACGCCAACAAGACGGCACAAGTAAAGAAATAAAAATGCCATTGTTATTAGATTGCCCGGTGTTTTTCCCCGGTGGCGGTGGCGTAACCCTGACATTTCCCATTAAACCCGGCGACGAGTGCTTGGTGATATTTGCCAGCCGTTGCATTGATGCATGGTGGCAACAAGGCGGTATTAAAGGGCAGGCTGAGATACGCATGCACGACTTGAGCGACGGCTTTATTTTTGCCGGCGTGCGCTCCCAGCCGCGGGCATTTCTAGCTAACACCACAAGCGCGCAACTACGCACAGACGACGGCACGGCATACGTTGAGGTTAACCCAACGAGCAAAAACGTAAACGTCGTGACGCCGGCAAATGTAAACGTAACGGCCGGCGGCGAGGCAGTGGTTACGGCTCCAACAATCAGGCTTGTGGGTAATGTTGAAATAACCGGCAACTTGAACGTTGGCGGCACAACCATTGGCAACGGCGTAAACCTTAACACTCACGTCCACACAGGCGTACAGACCGGCGGCGGCAATACAGGGGCACCACTCTAATGCGATACAGAAAACTTGATGCAAACGACGATTACACCATAGGCACCGGTGCGGATTTTTACGTTAATAACGCGGACGCAGTGGCGCAAGCAATACTCACCCGCTTGCGCTTATGGCGCGGCGAGTGGTTTTTGGACACAGCCGACGGCACGCCTTGGAGCACTGAGATTTTAGGCAAGCGCCAGCGGGGCAGAAACCCGGACGCGGCCATTAAGCAACGCATACTCGGCACGCAGGGCGTTAATGAGATTTTGAGCTACAACAGCACATTTGACGGCAACACGCGGCGCCTTTCCGTTAACGCGACCGTCGGCACTATTTACGGGCAAGCAACAATAAGCGAGGTACTATAAAAATGGCATTAACCGCCCCAACCATTGACGTAAACGGTATAAGTGCTCCCACGTATGCCGAGGTTTTGGATTACCTGCAAACGCAATACCGAGCGATTTACGGCGCGGACATTTACTTGGGCAACGACAGCCAAGACGGGCAATTTTTGGCAATCATTGCCAGCGCAATTAACGACAGTAACGCCGCGGCGGTTGCGGTTTACAACGCTTTCAGCCCGGCCACAGCGCAAGGAAACGGCCTAAGCTCCAACGTTAAGATTAATGGCATTAGCCGCTTGGTTGCCAGCGCGTCAACCGTTGACTTGCTGATTGTTGGCCAAGTTGGCTCAATTATCACAAACGGCATTGCGACCGACCAAAACGACACAAACAATTGGATATTACCGGCTACCGTAACAATCCCGCTTGCGGGTGAAATTACCGTAACGGCCACATGCGCGGACGTAGGCGCAACCATTGCCCAAAGCAACACAATCACAAAAATCAAAACGCCAACATTTGGCTGGCAAAGCGTAAACAACCCCAGCGACGCAGTGCCGGGCAACCCGGTTGAAAGTGACGCGGAGCTAAGGGTACGGCAAGCGCTGAGCGTTGCGGTGCCGTCGCAAACAATCTTTGAGGGCATTGTTGGCTCGGTGGCCAACGTTACCGGCGTAACCCGCATTAAAGGCTACGAAAACGACACCGATACAACCGACGCCAACGGCATACCAGCGCACAGCATTGCCATTATTGCCGAGGGTGGCGACGCGCAAACAATCTTTGAAACGATAGCGGAAAAGAAAACACCGGGCACCGGCACCTTTGGCACGCTCAGCACAACAATTATTGACGCGGTTAATAGCGTGCACATTGTCAAGTTTTCACGGCCAACCATTTTGGACATTAAGGTTGCAATGACAATTGCGCCGCTTGCCGGTTACTCGGCCAGCGTTTTGCCATATATCAAAACCGCGGTGCTGGACTTTATCAACGCGCTTGAGATTGGCGAAAACGTGGTTTATTCAAAAATCTACGTGCCGGCCAACCTGAGCAACAACGCGCTTGGCGGCACCTACAACATAACGGCGCTAACTTTAGCCGTAGGCGCTGGCGCACCGGGCACGGCTGATATTGCAGTTGCATACAACGAGGCCGCGCAAATTGTTGATACGGACATTGTTATTACGGTGACGCCATGATTGATTACACCCAGCTAATTACAAACGAGCACAACCAGCGGCCAAAATTTACGGCAATGGTGGCGGCGGTTTCAAACGCTTGGGGCGCCGTTTATGACTTTACCAAGACACTGCCAGCCGAGTTTGACTTGGACAGCGCGGTTGGCAAGCAATTGGACGTTGTTGGAGAGTGGGCCGGACAAAGCCGCTTAATTGACAACGTTCTTTTGGTTGGTTACTTCAATTTTGACGCAAGCCCGGCCGCGCTTAATTTTGGCGAGGAGGGTAACGCCTCAATTGGCGGCAGGTTTTACGGCGAGGGCGACCCCATAGACGGCTCAACCTTACTGGCTGACCCGGAATACCGCACGATTATTAGGGCGCGCATTGTACGCAATACCGCAAAAGGCCTGACTTCTGATTTTATCAAAGCGTTAACCTTCATATTTAATGCACCGACTATTATCGACGACCCAGGCGACATGACGATTGGCGTTTACATTAGCCGACCAATAAGCCTCACTGAGCGCGCAATTATTACGGCTTTGGACATTTTTCCAAGGCCGGCCGGTGTAAGAATAAGGACGCGAGGCTATTTTTACGGCTCAAGTTTTTTAGGATTTGACGGCCAAGTTGGCGCCGTAACATTTGCCGAGGAGGGTTATAGCGGCCCCGTCGGTCAACTTTTAGAGGAGTTTTAAATGACACAATACAATAAGCCAATTGACTTGCCAGCATGGGCAGAAAGTGGCGACAAGGTACAGCCAAGCAACGCGGAAATACAAACCGGCTGGCCGCTTTCAACAGTTCCGCCAAGCCGCCAACGCTTCAATTGGTTACTCAATTGGTTATCTCAAGGCATGCGTTACTTTATGCAACGAAGCGTTGCAGAATGGGACGCGACCGAGGATTATCCGCTTTACGGATTTACTCAATTTAACGGCCTAACATATCGCGCTATCAATGGCACTGGCAACATAAACCAACAGCCGGACACGGCGACAACGTTTTGGGAGCGTTGGGGTTACTCATTCTCGCAAATTCAACCCCGCGTTGACTTGTTTGTTTCGGTTGCAGTAACTACCGCCGACGTTACGCTTACAGCGGCCCAGTATGAGGCTGGCATTTTAAACATTACTGGCGCTTTAACTGGCAATCGCACCGTCATCATGCCAAACATAACGCGACGAATGATTGTAACTAACAACACAACGGGGGCGTTTACCCTTAGCTTAAAAACGGTGGCCGGCGTGGCGGTATCAATTGTTCAAGGGTCATCAAATGTTATTTTGCTAGACGGAGCAAACGCCTTATTAACGGTTTTAGACGCCAGCACTATCGTAAAAGGAAAGATACAACTTGCAACGTCAGCGGAAGCTCAGGCGCTTACTGACGCCTTAAAAGCTATCACACCAGCAACATTGGCTGCCGCGCTTCAAGGTTCCAATCAGTCACTAGCGGCTTCTGGATACCAAAAATTACCCGGCGGGTTGATTATCCAATGGGGTACGGGTTCGTCAGGGGCTTCCGGCACTACGAATAACTTTCCTATTGCGTTTCCGAATACAGTTTTCAGTCTAGCACTTGCAGGATTTAACACGGGAGCCGTACTTTATACGCATAACTCATTAAATGTGAATGGTTTTTTTCTACAAAACTGGAATACAGCAGGTACCCAACAAGCGGGTCAATCCGCACGATATATTGCAATAGGAAATTAATATTATGGCTAAATTTATACTTTTTACTGACAGTATTTTATCAGCACGTTATGACGATGAAATTAATACAATTATCCCAAGTGACGCCATAGAAGTTGATGGCGAAACGTTCTTTAAAACCATTAACGAGCAGGACGGGATTTGGTCCCTAATAAAAGGAAAAGTTAAAAAAACCCCATTTCCTGAGTTAAGCGCCGAAGTTCAAATGGAAAATGCCGTTGAGGCGGTTCGCATTGGTCTGCAATCTGCCATTAATGAAAAGGCCAAGGCTCTCGGTTTTAGCGGAGGCAACGCCTTAATGCTTTACGCTGGCTTTGGCAATCCGTTTCAAACATTAGCGCAAACTTTTGCAACCTGGGAGGCTAGTGTTTGGGTTGAGGCTGAGGCATACAAAGCTCGCGTTATCGCTGGCGAGGTGCCTATGCTAACGCCGGACGAAGCCGTTGCAATGATGCCAGCAAGCCAGGCTTAAGCATTATGAAACGTTATTTAAAAAACGTTTTAATTTGGCTCGACCAAGGCGTTAACGTCGTTTTCTTATTTGGCGACCCGGACGAAACCATAAGCTCTCGCGCTGGCAAGTATGTCGTGCGCGGGCGCGGTTGGTTTCCATGTCAGTTGTGCAAATTGCTAGACGTTATTTTTAGAGAGAAAGACCATTGCAAAAACAGCATTGAGTTAGATAGGGGAGAGAAATGAAGTTTTTAATTTGGGCCATACTTTGGCCCTTTATATTTTTAATAGGTATTTTTGCGCGCTTAATCTCGCCATTTGCTTGCATGTTTGTAACCAGGGCGCCTTATTACACGACGGTTAAACGCATGGGCAAGGTTTACGCCTTGCTTGAGCGCGACCGGCTTGTTTGGTGGCTTACCTGGCTAGACACAGACGACAATGCAACGGACGAGTATTTTTATGGCATGTACGGAGCAACGGCAACCTGGACACAAGAGCAATACGACGGCTCAAGGGTGCGTCGCTGGCTTTGTCGTGTGCTTTGGTTGCAAAGAAACTCAGCCTATACATTTAATCGCAAAGTTTTTGGCATATCTCCAAACAGTTGGCTAGCCTGGCAATATAAAGCCGTTAAACCGATTAAGTTTTTATGGTGGACTAAAAACGACATTAATATTGGCTGGAAATCTCACAAAGGCATTGACAAGCTACTTTATGCCGGCCGGATTGTCGGCTTAAGGAAATAGCAACAACAAGCCGCCGAAAGGCGGTTTTTTTACGTCCAATAAAATCAAAAACTGAAAGGGTAAAAATGCCAAATGAGTGGGACGGCACCGAGCGCCGCAAGGAAATGCAACACGTCACAGCTTTATTGCAATCAATACAACAATCAATCGAAAACATTAACGGCGCTTTCCCGGACGGACCGGACGAGCATAGGCGCGCACATGAGGCAATGATAAACGCCGCCAGGGAGGAGGCAAAGTTTTGGTCCGAGCTTAAGTTGGACGTTGCAAAAAAAGGCGTTTGGGGCTTGATTGTGATTATTTTGGGGCTTTGTTTGCTCGGTTTTGCGGCCAAGTTCGGCCAAATTATCAAAGGATAGAAAAATGAATTTTGACAGTATTGGAGGGCGGCGCTTTATTTTCGCCGTCGGCTTAACTCTATTGTCCGCATTTTTGCTTTATTACGGAAAACTGACGAGCGGAGATTTTACGAGCGTCGTAAATTTCAACGTTATCGCGCTAGTGGCTGGCCATACTGCCGACAAGTTTGCAAAGGCCGATAAATGATAACCATAGAACAGCTTGCCAAGGCTATTGGTTGCACGGTTGACCGAGCCGAAAAATGGCACCCATATATCACGGCCGCAATGACTAAATTTGGCATTGACACCATTAACGAAATGGCCAGCTTCATTGCTCAGCTTTCGCATGAAAGCGCCAAGTTTTCCAAGCTTGAGGAAAATCTAAACTACTCAGCCGACGGCTTGGCAAAAACCTGGCCAGGTCGATACAAGGATAAGGCAACCGGCAAGCCAAACCAATTGGCTCAGTTGTTGCACCGTCGCCCGGAGGCAATCGCAAATAATTGCTATGCCAACCGAATGGGCAACGGCGACCCGTCAACCGGAGACGGCTGGCGCTTTCGTGGCCGAGGACCGACGCAACTCACTGGCCGCAACAATTACCTCAAATGTGGACAAGCGATTGGCATTGACCTGGTTGCAAACCCGGACGCGCTATTGCAACCCGAAGCTGGCGCCCTGGCGGCCGGCTGGTTTTGGCAAGTTAACGGCTTGGACGCGGTTGACGACGACTTTAGCCAACTTCAAGAGACAAAACTTATCAACGGCGGCACAACCGGCTTAGCTGAGCGTGAGGCTTTATTTAAGCAAGCGCTTGCCGCTTTACAAGGAGCATAAATATGCAACATAAATTTGGATTTTTAGTTTTTATTTATTTCGTCGTTTTCACGGCGCTAATGACATTCGTTTTTGCAATTACGGCACATGCTGAGCCGGTTGGTGCGCTTAATCCTGGTGTTACACAAAGCAATATCAAGCAAACTATTTGCGTCCCAGGCTACACGGCAACCATTCGGCCGTCATCAAGTTATACAAACGCCGTCAAGCGGCAAATGCTTAAAAACTCAAGCGGCATGGCGCTATACGAGTTAGACCATTTTATTCCGCTAAGTATCGGCGGCGCTCCAAAAGATAAGCAAAATCTTTGGCCGCAACCGTGGGCTGGCACATGCAACGCGAAAGACAAGGACCGACTTGAAGTTGCACTTAAAACATCGGTATGCAAGGGCAAGCTTACGCTCCTGGACGCGCAAAAGTCAGTTATTGATTGGCGTAAAACATACCGCCAGCAATTTGGGAGGGCTTGCTAGTGAAAGAAGTTATAAGCGGAAAATTAAACACCTTTAGCAATGGCCAGGTTGCATTTTATTGCCAAGGTTGCAAGCAAATCCACGCCATTAACATTAGCGGCGACCACGGTCCCAAATGGGGATTTAATGGCGACAATGAAAAACCGACATTTACGCCCTCGGTCCTGGTTAAATATAGACACCCCAAAGGCTATTCAAATGACAATCCGGCGCCTATTGGTTACAACGGTGAATATGTTACTGACGTTTGCCACTCTTTTGTCACTAATGGAAAAATTGAGTATTTAGGCGACAGCACTCACGACCTGGCCGGACAAACGGTTGAGTTGTCGCCTTTCACATGGGGACATGATGATGATTAAATTTTTATCGAATTTAGTGCCGAATGAGTATGCTCTAATAGCCAAGATAATTGCGGCAACCGTGTTTTTAGGCGTTATCGTGGCCGCGCTCATGTCAGCATATACCTGGGCTTATGATAACGGCGTGACGGACGAGAAATTGGCTTGGCAACAATCTCAAAACTTATCCTTACAGGACGCGCTTACTAATCTGAAAATTGCCGAGGAAAAAAACCGACTAGCTGAGCAAGCTCACGCGGCCGCGCTTAACCAGGCCTCTCAAAATTATCAAAAAGGATTAAACGATGAAAAGAAAAAACGCGACGATGTTATTGCTAGTTATCGCGCTGGCACTCTCAGCTTGCGCGACAAATACGCGACCAATAACGCCGGCAATTGTGAAGCCGTCAGTGCCAAAACTAGCACCTCCGACGGCGGACGTGATGCAACCCAGGGCGCCAAACTTTCTGAGCCGCTTAGTCAATTTCTTATCGGACTGACGAGCGAAGCCGACGAGGTTGTGCAACAGTTAACAGCCTGCCAGGTCGAGCTAGTGGCAACGCATAAAGCTTGCGAGACGTTGCAATAAAAAAGCCCGCTAAGTGCGGGCCTGGTAGGTCCTAAAACGGAATATCGTCCTCGAAATCATCAAAGCCGGAGCCGGTTGTTGCTGGCGCTGGCTTTCTTTCAGTTGTTGCCGCCTGGCGTGTCGCTTGCTTGGCTGGCGCGTCCTGGTTGTAATCGTCGCCTCCGCTTTGGCTTTGCCCTCCGCCTTCACGACTACCTAGCATTTGCATGCTATCCGCAACAATCTCGGTCGTGTAACGGTCAACCCCGTCCTTTTCCCATTTGCGCGTCTGCAAGCGCCCCTCAATATATACCGGACGGCCTTTTTTAAGGTACTCCCCAGCAATCTCCGCAAGTTTCCGATACATGACAATGTTAACAAACTCAACTTTTTCCTGCTTAACTCCGGCCTTGTCTTTGTAACTTTCATTACAAGCAATACTAAAATTACAAACTGCGTCTCCGCTAGTCATAAACTTAACTTCCGGGTCGCGGGTTAAGTTCCCAATAAAAATGCATTTATTAACTGATGCCATTGTTAAATCTCCATATTTTTTTATTTGCAATTAATCTTATAGTTGATGTACTAACGCCAAACATATTGGCGATATATCCAGTTTTAAATCCTCTTACTTTATGCCAGCGAATTTTCTCAACTTGATTTTTTGTAAGCTTGGCGCTTGACGACTTCTCTCCTGATATTAATTTAGCATGCTTGTCTCCGCTAGATAGTCGTCCTTTTTCCTTGCAATCACGCATATTATCTTGACGGGTTCCGATAAATAAATGCTCAGGATTTACACATTTACGATTGTCGCATTTATGACAAACGTCCATATCCGAGCTAACAATGCCAAACTTCATAAGAGCTGAAAACCTATGCGCATACATTGATTTTCCAAAAACAGAAAATCGGCCATAACCATTGCTTTGCTTTCCTCCAGTCCACTCATGGCAACCGCTTGCAACAACCTCAACCTTATCCAAAAATCTACTTAATACATCATCTAAATAAACAACATGGTTAACGCTAGCCATTGCCTAATCCTTTTTAATAAATTCAATCTTACCCGCGCGCGGATTTGCCGCCTCGGTAACTTTTGGCACGTCCGGCAATAGCCAATCGCGTCCGACTTTTTTCGCTCCCTTAATCCGGCCCTCGGCACATAAAACCCTCACGCGCCGCTCAGATATGTTGTTAAGTAGCGGAATTGCTTGTTTTACTGAAATCACTCAAAACCTCCGGCTCTATATATTTACTACTAATCCGCTCTAACTCGTCGAATGAATTTTGGGCGGCTCTAACAATCTCCAACAAGCTAATCCGGTCGCGCTTGCCCTCACGCTCCACAATAATGCTCGTCGTTATGACGCTGATTTGCTGAGCCTCCAGGACGACCGCGAGCGCATGCAATACTCGGCGGCCGTTGGTTACGGCGTTGGTTGTTATGTTTTCCATTTCATTCCCCTTTGTTTGGTGTGGTGTCGTATAACGGGTTATCTACAATAATCCACCCGTACCAGCGCTTTGAAAGCATATACATACCTTCACCGCCATTATCAGTAAGTCGCTTTAACTCACGTATTGCACTTTCATAACTAAATAGCATAATGTTGTATCATCTTTCCGCGCATGTAAGCTTGTTGCGCCCATAAAGGCCATTCGTAAAATTTTACTGTACGCTTTACGCCTCGACTTGTTTCACTCCTACCAATAGCCTCAAAAGCACGTTTTCCTGCCAATCTTTTAGCCATCCCCTAACCCTCACTTTCTTTAGGTGATTGCGTATCTTCAAATACCCAAATATCATTCCTAGCGTCATAGTATTTTTTGTATTCAAGCGCTGGTTTTTCAGAATAGAAAAAGCTATCTACTGGTTTAAATTTCATCCCTGCTAACTTTAGAGTTTCAATCAACCTCATAAATCTGTTAATTGTGTTAGCTAAAGGGATATGGCAAACATTAGCTTCTATTTCTGCCATTTTCATTCCGCTTATATTATATTTAGCCATTACTATTACTCTTTAGGTGCTTGCGTGGATGGGATTATAGCTTTCTCTAAAGTTTCTCTTGTCCAAAGCTCACCCATAAAAAATGTTCTACCGTCTTTAAAGCTAATGTCACCAAAAGCATCAAAGTTAGCATCTGCTGGTGGCAACTTAACGCTTTGTCCCCCTTCTATCGGTTCGCTAGGTGCGTCATGCTCGATACTTTTCACTACAGGTGCAGAGTTGATTAGGTCTTCAAATGTAAAGGGCATACCGCAATCATTGTAATTTTTCAATACTGATAGTAATTTCTGTTTACTTATTAAATCATTGGTCATTCTCATTACTCCGTTATGGTTGCTACCCCTTGCACGTTTGGCAAAGGGTAGCGGTTAATTATTCCGCGGAAGTTTCAATTTTCTCAATAGCGGTTTCTGTCTCATAAATAATCGTGTCAAAGCTTTCGACCATTTCTTGGATTGCATCAATAGCCGCCTGAGCCTTGTCGCCTTTTTCACCCGCTTGGATTGCCTCAGGCATGTTGTCGTAATATTCTTGCTCGTCGTTTTGAATGCCCTCAATTTCCTCCTTTAATTCATTGGCCGCGCTATTTAGCGCCTCAATTTTTGATTTAAGGGCATTGAGTTGCTTTCTACGGTCGTTATTCATTTTTAAACTCCTAAGTTTCCGCGTTAATTGCGTATGTGTTCACTATACCTATAGCGGAATAATAAAGCAATGCATAAATGCATAATATATTGCAAATAATATGCTAATACTGGCTAAAAGCCACTAGCAACGGCGTTGTAATATACATATATGCATATCATTTTATATTAGCGTCGCTAACTGAAAAACTTAATTAAATCATGGGGTTGGTATATATTAGAGCGCGAGCCTGGGGGGCATGGGGTCGCAAGTTCGAATCTTGCTGTCCCGACCAAATAAATCAATGACTTACGTCTTTTTATCATTTTTAATATTAGCGAAAGTATTAGCATATAAGCTAATATTATTTTTCAGCCATTGGCGGCAATGCCATAACAACCTCGGAGCTTGAAACCTCACGACGTTTGATATATGTGCCAGTCATTTGCGCGTCAGTATGGGCCGCAGCGACGCTTAGTTGCTCAATCGTATATCCCGCCTTTTTAGCGTCTGTTAGCGCCTTAGCACGTAAGTCCTTGAGGGTTGCATTAGCAATTCCGGCTCGTTCGCATGCTCGCGTCCAAGCGGTGCCAACTCCGCGCGTTGCGTATGGCTGACCTTTAATTGTATGAATAACATAAAGGCCTTTTACTAAGCCGATAGCCTTGGCTCTATCAAGCACAGCCTGGATTGGCGGGCTAATTGGTATTTTGACACTTATGTTGCTAGACTTCTCGGTTTTGGTTGGCTTGAAGTTTATAAAGCCGTCGCTCACGTCAGACCACTTAAGCAAGCGCACGTCGGTCGTGCGTTGATATAGTAAATACAACAAATCAACATAGCATTGCATCATTTCTCCGCTGGGCGTCTTTTTCCCATCCTTGCCAATGGCCAGGGCGTCGCGTATAGCGTGAAATTCTTTATGCTCGATATACCTAGCGCGGCTAGCCGGACGCTCAACTTGCACCTCGCGGCATGGATTATCTGAGCGGATGCCTTTGCGGCATGCCCAGGCGAAAAAGTCAGAAAATCGAGAGCGGTATATTTGAGCCGTGCGCTGGCCCTCCCATTGGTCGAGAAACTTGGCCACGTCAACCGGCATAATTTGCTCAACATCAAAGTCACTAAATGCCTCAGATATAACCTTGCATTTGCGCGATATTTCTTTGGCTCCCTCCTCAAACATGCGGAGGCGTGGCTTATCGGTTGGCTTGTCTTTCTCGCGCTTCTTAAGCACGGCCAGGCGGTAAGTTTCAAAATAGTCCTTGAAGTCTCCCGCACCGGTGCCGGCCATATTGTGAGTTTGGATAGCATGCGCAAGCTCTCGCGCCTTAAGCTCCCCATCATCAACCAGGCAAAGCGAATGCCACTTGGCCACTTTGCCGGTTTTAGGGTTTATGATTGCCTCAGCGCTAAACAGACAAAACCGCTTCCCGCGAATGTATATGCGCGAATGGCTGAGGGTCTTATTGGTTTGGCGTTTTCGCATTTCTAGCTTTCATCATAGCATCGGCCATTTCATAAGACATAGCCGCAACAAGTTTACAATTATTGCCTTCAAGTCCTGAGTAAGTTAATTCTGCTTGCATTGCCTTGCTTGCAAAAAGGTCTCTCAAGTCAAAGTTATCATAATTTGTAATATTTTTAACTTCATCGTCATCAAAGCAGCCTTTTTCACAACGACCAACACCGCCATTTACTAAGCAATGCGGGTCTCCTTGTTTGCAAACACTCATTATTTATTCACCTTTATTGCATAAACCTGGACAGGCTCAGGGCCAAAATGTGGGTGAGTTATGGTTTTAATTTCATAGCCTAGCCATTTTCGCTCAATTCTTTTCGAGTGTTCGCTGCGCTTAGGATAGCCAAGCGTCAAAATGATTTTGTCATAATCACGGCCCTCAATGCGTTTTTTCATTCTCGGCGTTATTGCTCGGAACTCCTCAACCTTCTCGCCGCTTTTAATAGCGTTGAAATATTCACCTTTAAGCGGCAAATATAGTGTTTTGGTAGCTAGCGACTTGCTCATTTCCCAGCCCCAACCATCTTAACCGCTGGCCGCTCTCTCATTGCGTCTTGCGGCTCTTTTAGAGCGCTAGTGCCGCACTTCTTAGCAACCATTTCCTCCCATGCCTGGGCGGTAATAATAACGCCTTTTCGGTCGTGTGGCATATCAACGCCATAGTGACGCTTAAACCAGCGGCATTGTGCCATTGGCATTTCTCGGCCGGTAATTTCGTGCAATTGCGTAGGGTTAAGTCTCACTTTGTAACTCCTTTTTTAATATTATTGATTGCTGCCTTGCGGCTCGTATAGCAACCTTCACAATAGCCGCGGCGCTTTCCGTCGCTGGCCGTGATATTTTTAACCGCCGGCCACTTGTGACAGCTTTGGCATAGCTTTTTTACGACTACAGTCATTTATGCCGCCGCCTCCGTTTTACTCATTGCCACGCAATCGCTAATCCAAACGGCTTGCATGCTATCCGGCAATTGAGCCGGGATTGCCTTAAGCGTCCCCATAACAATAACCGTGCTAAGGCTGGCGCATGTTATATCGTCAAACCAATACAAAGCCTCGCCGCGTCCCTTCAAGTCAAGCACGTCGAAGCGGTCCAGCATAATAATGCCAGCCTTTGAAACGTGCGCAATCGTCGCCGCAATCATAGCGTCAGCGCGCCATTTTTCACTCTCGGAGCGTAAGCGATACTCTCGGCCCCCAACGATAAGCTCCATGTCCGCATCAATTTTAACGGCTGGCCATTCGCTTAAATTTGCCATATTTTCCAAATGCTTGTTAAACGGCGCCAAGGCATCATTAAGCAACTCGGCTGGAATGCCGCTTGGTGCTAGAGCGTCCGCAACTTCGTCCCAGGCTTTAACGTCTCCGTGGTGTTCTTTTGCGGCCTTAGTCTTTTGCTCCTCGGCCTTATTAGCCGCCAAAACTTGCTCTATTTTCTTGGCGTCGTCCGTGTAAAGCTGGCGTTGTGATTTAGCCGTTGCAAGTAACTCCGCTTTTGCGTCAATGTCAGCCAAAAGGCTTTCCTCGGTTACGCCTTTTGGCTCCGCGGTAACTTCGGCCTCAAGCTCAGCCAGGTTGCGAGCGGCATTATCCGCGGCTTGCAAATCACGCTCTCCATTAGCGACAGCGCTCTTGAATAGGTCGCGCGCTTTTATATACTCAGGCAAGCGCTCAATATCGTCCTCAGTGCCAACGGCCATGCTCCCAGCCTCTTGCAACTCATTGCCAATATTAACAAGCATAACGCCGCAAGCAGGGCATGCACATGCGTTTTGGCTATGCCTTGCTCCTTCGATAGATACAACCTTAAGCTCCCATTCAGCAAGCTCCGCTTTGTCACGGTTAAGCTTATCTTGAATGCGCGCATATTTACCAGCATGCTCGCGCAACGCTTCTATTTTCTCATTGCGTCTATGCATAAATGCATTAGCGTTGACCAAGCTTTGCTCAGTCGCTTTTAGCGCACCCAATTGGCCGCTTAACAATTCAACCAGGTCGTTGGCCTCTTTAACTTTAATCTCGGCGTTGTCAATCATTGCCTGGTTAAGCTCGTCATGCTTTGGAGCCTCCCAGGTTTCAGCTTTAACGGCGCCGTAAGTTTCGCCGGTAATAGTACGCCAGGCGGTTTTAGCGTCGCGGGCCTTGGCTTGAGCTTCTTTGTGTGCGGCCTCGAAACCACTAGCAAGGTGCGGGTTTATTTCCTTAATTTCGGTCGCACCAATTCCGCGAGACGTAAGCTTTGCGATAATAGCCTGGGGCGTTATTTTAACGCCCATTAGCTTGAATAAAAACGACCGGCGCTCGTTAGCGTCAACACTAGCGAAACGGCCAGGGTTAAGGCAATACTCCAGCGCAAACGGTAGATTATCCGCGCCAGTTTGTTTGCCCTCCGGCAATAAAATGCCATAGTCGCCCATGTCTCCGGCCGTGATAATCGCATGGCCAGCGCTCGCGCTATTGTGTAATAGTTTTGCAAAGTCTTTCTTATGTGTAACGCGGTCGCATTGGCTGATTAACGCATGCTTAACAGCTTCGGCAACGCTAGACTTGCCAGCGCCATTGGCGCCAGCTAGCAATAGGACTGGCTTATTAACCGCAATGCTTGCGCCCTTAATGCCAAGCATGTTGCTTATTTCGATATTAGTAATTTTCATTTTATGCTCCTAAGTTGTTCGTGTGTTAACTATACCGATAGAGATATTGCAATGCAAGAAAAATATGCATAAATGCATTAATTAAGTCGCAACAACTCACGCGAGCCGTCGCCTTCTTTACGTGTGTTGATATGGCTTAATGTTGCGCGGCCGGTAAAATTAAACTTGCTCATTTAATACTCCTAAATTAACCCAGCATATTGACGTGAGACAATCTCGCTTTGGCCTTCGTCTCTATACGATTTATAAATCTCATACGCCTTTAAGCACTCCTCGCGCTCTAAATATGGCGAGTGCTTTCTAACCCAGGTAACAATTTCGTCGTCAGTCATTTAATACTCCTAAGCGGGGCCGAAGCCCCTTAATTTATTCAACGTTAAGGTTAGGGCGCTCGCGGCGTTGCGTTGCCTCTTGCACTCTATCGGCCTCATTTAACTCGTCTAAAAATATGTCGGCTTGAGATTTAACTGGCTCGGCCTCAATAACGGTTTCGTCCGGTTCCGGCGCTGACGGCTCTTGCTCGTCGATAGGCTCCACAACCTTTTCAACTGGCGCGGCTTTCTCTTTTGCCTTGTCGGTTGCTGACGGCACCTTGCTCGCTTTACCTGGACGGCTTGGCGCGTCGGTCGCTACAAACTGGCCGCTCTCGTCGCGCTCGGTTTCAATAACGTCCTGCAACTCCTCGGTCGTTTGTAAGCCCATAAGCAAGTCCGGCGTATGTAATTTTCCAAAGAAGCTCGTCGCACGATAATGCAACATAACCTCCGGCATGGTTTGCCATTTGCTTCCGTTCTTAGTAATCCAGCCCTCGTCGATTGCCATTTGCATTGACACAATAGGGCCTTTGATAATGTCGCCGGTTGCCTTGTCTTTCGCCCATGCGTAACAGGTGCGGTGCGTCACTTGTATCGTTTTGTCTTTGCTTTCCTTTTTACCGTTCACCCAGGCAACGGCGTTGTAAGTCACGGCCTCAGTTTGGCCAGGCTCAGAAAGCTCAAAGCGCAACGGAGAAAAGCGGCCGCTTGCATTGATGCTGGCCGCAACAAACTGAGCGGACCATGAAGGGCGACCCTCGACAATGTAAAGGTTTTGCATAACCATAAGCACGTCGGCACCTAAGCGCTGGCTCATGTTTAAGGCAATCACGCAATTTGGAATTGCGCTTGGGTTGTCCTCAGTGCCTACAACTTTGCCATAGTCCTTAAGCTCTTTTTGAGCGCGGTATTGCACTGGCACCAGGGTCGAGCTTGATAGCATTTTTGCTTGTCGTTGCATAAGCTCGAAGCTTTGAGAGCTACCGAAGCCAGGCAACACGACGGCTGTATTAGCCTCGCGCATTGATAAATTTTCGCGGATTGTTTCAACGTTTGACATGACTAGCTCCTAAGCTTCAAATAGAAACGGACGGGCGCCCGCTTTTGGTTTTGTAAATTGTTGGTAGATTGCTGGATTAGCGGCTTTGAATGCGTCCTTATCAAAGCTTTCTCCGTCCTTGTTATTTTTCCATGTTGCTAGTGTTTTGCCGTTATGGCGAAGCTCCTCAGCGTCCGCAAGCATTGCCTTAAGGTTACTTTCAAATATCGCTTTGTTATCCTCAGCCGCTTTTAAATCAGCGCGAGCCTTGCCAAGTCGCGCATATAAATCAAGCATTGCATTATCAGCCTCGACAACTTTGCCTTTGCTTGCACGGCGATAAATCAACTCAGCGTCGCCGGCATTAACTGGCGTCGGCAATTGTTTCGCCTGGACGCCTTGCCATACCTTGCCGCATTCCTCAACCATGTACTCAACAAGCTCGTCGTTGCGTTGTATAACGTAAATCTCAATGGGGACAGTGCCTTTGGTTAAGAATTGAACAAGCGCGGCCTCGTTAACGAAGCAAATCGGAATGTCAGCCTGTACGGCACCAGTGACGGCCATTTGAGCCATACATTGCCATAAACGCTCGACCGGCACTTGGTCCGTGCCAGGCTCGCCCCAGCGGCTTCTATCAAACATACTGAAAGCCTTAGCCTCAACAACGCGAGGCGCGTCGTCAAACGTGGCCAGGCCGTCAAGGTGACAACCAAACCAACTGAATTGCGGGTGCAACATTGTGTCAGGTGAAAGGACCAGGCTTTGCGGCTTCTCTTGCTCTTGGTAGGCTTGCATAATTGGCGCCTCCAGGATATTACCAAGCTGGACGCTTGGCACGTTGTCCAGGTCCGGGCCTTCAATCTCGCCCATTTTCTGCAAGGCAATCTCGACGCCTTTTCCCGTCATGATATAAGCCGCGTCTGATGCGAATATGCCAGCGTTGCGGCGTTGTCGTTGAGCTTCGGTTATCATTGCGAAATCTCCCCATTAAAGCCAGTGCGTCCTTGGCTTGCCCAATTGGTTGAGATTGCAACCTTGTTGTCGTTGCGGATTGAGTTTTTAACGCGAGCGCGTTGGTGCGCTAAGCTTTCGCCACGTATAGCGCGCATCATATTAATGATTTTGCGGTTTTTCATGCGGCACCTCCTACAAAGTAAGAAGTCAGCAATGCGGCCAAGGCTAGGCCAATTGATAGCAAAAAATAGATATTCTCTTGCTTTGTGGTTTTAACGCTGGCAATTAAGTCCTTGCGAGATTGCCCAGCTAAGTCGATGTTTTTCATTATTAGCTCCTAAGTTAATGCATAAATGCATAGGAGAATAATATGCGTAAATGTTTAACAAAGCAACTAAAAAATGCATAAAAGCATTAAAATAATTCAAAAATGTTTAATATATTTCATAATATATACATAAACGATTATTTTATTGGGATTATTTGAGCGCTTGTTTTGTCAATTTTGTTGAAAAAATCAAGCATTTTATTGCGGGCAACATTGCCAGCCTCCAATAATATTGGCACATGCTCCGGCTCAACGTTAACCATTTGGGTTTCAGTTTGTCCGTTTGGTAAAACTGCAATATAAGCAAGGGCAACCGGTGCATTTTCACCTTGATTATTTGCTAGCATTAAGAGTAATTGTTTGATGATTGCCTGGCGTTCGGCAATATTTGCGGCCGCTTCGGCGTCGCATTGACTAAGGTTTGCGCTTTCTAAGGCTTTCTTTTTTGTCTGAGGTGTCATAGCTAAGGGTTTTATTAGAGTTGTTGCTTAATGGACGCTTGGCGGCTTTTAAAGCCTTGCTTTCAATGTCCGGCGGTAAGACGTTAGATTTAATATTTAAGTTCAACGTTTTTTTACTGTTATCGTCCTGGCATTGCTCAATCGTAAATCTTATAAACTGATATATCCTATCTTGCTCAGAGGTTGGCAATTTTTCAACCTCATAAAACAATTCATTAAGATTGTTGACGCTTTTTTTATATCCAACAATAACCCAAGGCTCAACACGGAAAGCATTAGCAATGTTCTCAATGTTGTCAGCCGTTAGCGCAACCTCCGCCTTAAGTATGCGGCCAATCGTCGGCTGAGTAACGCCGGCCGCGTCAGCGAGAGCGGCTTGCGTTTGCAACAACATACTGGCGCCCATTAGCTCCCGTATGCTTGCCGCAATGATTTTTCTGAGTTTAGGTTCAAACATAACGCGAATATATCACTAAATTATTCATTTGTGCATTATTTATTTAATTAAAATATTTTTAACAAAATGATTGCACGAATATGCATTTATGCATAAAATGATTATCACATTTAAACGAAGGGTCCAAACATGGAAAAAAACGAAAAGATTTACGACTACCTTAAGCGCAAGCTCAACGCGCCTGAGTTCAACCGAAAGCTCTCAAAAATAGCAAAAGACTTAAACCTTAATCAATCGACCATTAGCAGATTATCACGCGGCGAAATTCTAAGCCCTGGCCTGGACGTTGTGCAACCGTTACTTGATTATTTCCTTGCTAGTGAGAAAGTAAAAAAACCACGTATCGCAAAGGCTGAGAAAAATGAGCAAGCTCATAGTTAAAGGGTGGGTGGCTTTTCAGCACTATAAGGACCGCTCGCCGCCCTGGATTAAGTTGCATAAAACATTATTAGATAATTACGAATATCAATGCTTGCCTCTTGCTAGCAGAGCGCTAGCGCCAATGATTTGGTTGCTAGCAAGCGAGAATTTAGACGGTAGCATTGACGCTGACCCTCGCAAGTTGGCATTTAGGTTGAGAGCGAGCGTTGACGAGATTATTGCAGGACTTAACCCTTTGATTGAAAACGGTTTTCTAACGTCTGATAGCGGTTTGCTAGCGGAGTGCAAGCAAGTTGCTATGCTAGAGACAGAGACAGAGGCATATAAACAAGAGACAGAGACAAAGACAGAGAGAGAGGCAGAAGCTCCAAAAAAAGAAAAATCAACAAAAGGCTCTCGACTACCTGGCGACATGGTTCTTTCAAATGATTGGTATTTGGAGGCTATCAAAATCCGTGCTGATTGGTCTAGCGATAAAGCGTTGGCAGTATTTAGCGAATTTTATGATTATTGGATTGCTCAGCCAGGGGAGAAGGGTCGAAAAACAGATTGGCTTGCAACATGGAGGAATTGGTGCCGACGTGAAAAGGGATTTAATAATAGCCAAGCTCGACCCGCTAAGTTCGACCCGGTTGCTTTCGTTAATGGTGCAAACGAGGAGGCTCGAAATGTCACAACTATCGACCACGAATAAAAACCCGTTCTTAGTGCCAAGGCCTAAAGCTGACGGAGCGGCCAAGCCTTTGTCTATTATGGACCGATTGTTTAACAAGCTCGACGGGCATTATCCGCATAAGTGGCGCTCAGCGTTCTCAAGTGAAGCCGCAATTCAAAACTGGCGGGACAGTTGGAGCGAGGGTTTTATTGAGGAGGGATTAAACCCTCACGAAATTAAGCGCGGGATTGTTGCATGCCGTAAGTTATACGATTGGCCTCCGAGCCTTAAGGAATTTATAAGCGCATGTCGCCCTCCGGTAGATTTTGAGGCGGCATATTTTGAGGCGGTCGTGCAATTGCGTCGCCGTGAAATGGGCCAGGACGTTTGGAGCAATAAAGCGATTTATTGGGCGGCGGTAAGGATTGGCCAGTTTGACTTAACCGCTATGCCATACGACCGCATTAAGTCACGCTGGTCGAATGAGTTGACGTTTTCGCTTGCCGCGTTAGATTTGCCGGACGTACCGCCAAGGCTTCAAGCATTGCCAGCGCCAGGTAAAACAACCACAACGCAAGAGGTTGGCCGGGAGCGTATGAGTGAAATTATGGAGCGATTTTTTTCGTCCAAGGATATGCATAAATGTATAAATGAGGTTGAAAATGAATGAAATTGACTGGCAAAAAGTAACTTTAAGCATTAGAGCAAATTACAAAAATCTATCACAAACAGCCAAAGAGGTTGGGAGTGATTGGGCGCATTTAAATAGATTAGCAAGAGGCGAGACGAAAGAGCCAAAGTTTTCAGTTGGATTGAAGTTGTTAGACATTCATTTTGACTATTGCAAACAAAATCACAATAAAAACGGAGTTATGAAATGAAACACAAATTTCCATATAAATGGACACTAAAAGACGCAAACTTTACAAAAGACAAAGGAAAAGTTTTTAGTTGCTTTGCATGTGGGGGGGGGTCAACAATGGGGTATAAACTGGCTGGCTTTGATGTTATTGGGTGCAATGAGATTGACCCTAAAATGATTGAAGCCTACCGAGAAAATCATAAACCTAAATATTCATTTTTAGAGCCAATTCAAACATTCAAGTTGCGAGACGATTTGCCGGCTGAATTATACGACTTGGATATTTTAGACGGTTCGCCTCCATGCTCTAGTTTTTCAATGGCTGGCAATCGTGGAGACGATTGGGGAAAAGAGAAAAAGTTTAGAGAGGGGCAAGCTGAGCAAGTATTAGACACGCTATTTTTTGACTTTATCGACTTGGCTGAAAAGCTACAACCTAAAATAGTTGTAGCTGAAAATGTCAAGGGATTATTACTTGGTGACGCTAGAGCATACGTTAATCGAATAAACGAAGCTTTTGACAAAGCTGGCTATTATGTCCAGCATTTTCTATTTGATGCTTCAAAAATGGGAGTTCCGCAACGCCGAGAGCGCGTTTTTTTCTTGGCTATGCGCAAGGACTTAGCTGAGCCATTTTTAGAAAGCTTGGATATGTTTACAGTGGCACCGCGCATTAGATTAAATTTTAATGAGCCTGAGATTGCATGTAAAAATATACTAGACGAAAACGCAGAAAGAAAAGAGCTTGGAAATTCAGTTAAAAAAATATATGACCAAAGGCTTGATACTGAGTGGTGTTTAGGTGAAACGGCCGAGAGAGTTGGAAAGCGTAGCCATTTTAACTATATGGTTATAAATCCTGAGAGAGCTAGCTATACGGTAACAGGTGCAGGAAATTTAATACATAACAACGGATATTTAACAGAGCAAGAGTTTTGTGAAATTGGGAGCTATCCTAAAGATTATAATTTTTTGAATAACAAGCCAGAGTATCTTATAGGCATGAGTGTCCCGCCAGTTATGACCGCTCAAATTGCCTCGCAAATATCAGAGCAATGGCTTGCAAAAATAAATGCGTCTATAAGCACGTCTAACGATATGCATTTATGCATGAAAGCGGCGTAAAATGCAAAGTAGAAAATCATCATTTATAGAAGCTTTGCTTAATACGATTATCGGTTATTTTGTTAGCTTTGCCGGCCAGCTTTTAATCTACCCGGCATTTGGTGCGCATTTTACGATTATGGACAATGTTTATATTGGCCTTTTGTTCACAGTTTTATCGCTTGTTAGGAGTTATGTTTTACGTCGTTACTTCAACGGCAGGCTTCACAAAATAGCGGTTGAGTTATCGGCGTGACATATAAGACGCCAGTTTTAACGGCCGACCAAATGGCTGAGTTTGTGGCCGCAAGCCCATACAAAGATTATCGAATTAAGTGCATTGCTTTATTTCGAGAGATACACGGCGACGAGTACGCTGACGCAGTAAAAAACAAAGTTTTAGTAATTTTTAACGGGAGAAATAAAAATGGAAAACGACAACGAGGTTAATTGCAGTATTGCAACACTCAGATTTTTAGACAACAACAAGCACTTGTTTCGGCCTGGCTTTAGTGCCTGGGTAGCTCAGAATTGGGCGATATACTTGGCATTTGAGCAAGAGGCTTACAAGGTGATTAAAAAAGGCTTTACGCATTACAGCGCCAGGACAATTGGCGAGTATTTGCGACATGAGACAAAGACCCGCGAGGACGGGGCGCAATACAAGCTCAACGACCATTTATGGCCGGACATGGCCAGGATCTTTGCAATACGACACCCTGAGCATAATGCGCTTTTTGAGTTTCGCGGCTCAAGCCTTCGCTCAGTGCCTAAGCACGTCCAGGATTATACAAAAATGCATAACGAGGAGCTTGCGGCATGATAACAAACGCTAAAAAAGGCATGTATGCCCTTGGTAGATTAAAAGTTGGCCAAATGAATAAAACAGAGGCCGCCTATGAAATTTATTTGGAAAACCTAAAGCATAACGGTGAGGTTGCTTGGTACAAATTCGAGGGCATGAAGTTCCGCTTAGCCGATAACGCATTTTACACGCCCGACTTCGCGGTTATGTTGACGAGCGGAGATATGCAAATGCACGAAGTAAAAGGGTTTTGGCAAGATGATGCCCGCGTGAAAATAAAAGTGGCGGCGGACCTTTACCCATTCGACTTTATTGCAGTTAAGCCCAAGCCTAAAAAATCCGGCGGCGGTTGGGAAAGAGAGGAATTTTAAATGGCCGCGCTACCCTCTCAATTTTACAAAGACCCAAGCGAGCTAGTTGACGCAATACGACGTAACGAGTGCGACGGTTGCGCTAGCGAGTTGGTTGTTAGTTTCAATTATGAAAAGACCCGCTCATGCGAGCGCGGCAGTAAACACAGCGACAACGGTGGGACACGTTGCAACTTTTACAAAAAAACGGAGGCAAAAAATGGCATTAAGTAATTGGCAGGTTTTCGGTTTAGGTTTTTTCATTGGAGTTAATTTTGGCATTGTTATCCTAGCGATATTTATTGCCAATAAAAAGCTCGACGATGAAATTGACGAGGTGCTTGGCCGTGAATAATCCAATATTTCAAAATACAAGCCAAGCGATACATTTCAGCTTTTTAATCGAAGCTTACGAGCCAGGGTCGGAGAGTGCAACCGGCAAAATGATGCGGAGGCACATGGAGGAAATGGGGTTGGCCACAGGAGAGCGCGAGGAAAGTACGATTGACTTTGGCGGACTTACGGCCCTGGAAATACGCGGACAAGCCGCAATGATACGCTCAGCCGTTAACAGCCATTTAAACCAGGTCGAAGCCTGGGCAATTAAGGCCAAATTTGGCACCACTAAGACCGTCGAGAAACTTGGCACCCCCAAGGCTTATGTGTTTAGTGCTGAGAGAATTGACGCAATGCGCAACATATCCAGGCATATCGCTCCGGTATTTATGCACCACTCAGTTAGCGAAAAATCCGTTTTGTGGCTAGTGGCCAAGGCATGCGGAGAGATTGAAGCCGTGAGGCCCACGTTTCGAGATATTGAGGAGCTTGGACATGGTAGCAAAAGCACACTTTGCCGCGTATATCCTCAGCTTAAGAAAATGCTCAAAAGTTTGGAAAATCGCGCAATCGACCAATTAACGCCGTTATTCATACGCGAGGGCATTGTGCCAGGCTAAAGAATATGCATTTATGTTTTAAAATATTCATAAATGTATTGACATGCCTGGGACAGAAAGAGTAAATTATTTCTATTCTAGCGAAAATTGTCACTTAAGCCAGCCTTAACCGGTTGGCTTTTTGCATTTTAGCTTAACCGGTTTTGTGGCCGCACGGTTTCCATGCCGCCTCCCTCGTTTTCTTTCTCGCTCCTAAGGCCTTAAGAAAAGCGGCCACAAATTCAGCATATTGCTAGTTTGACATGACTGGCAATCTCCTCCCCAGGGCTTCGGTCCTGGGTTTTTTTTACAAGGATTTAATTATGACGACCGTAAAAAAGCCGTCAAAAGACGGAAAGAAAAAATTAACACCAAAGCAAGCCGTTTTTGTAAAAGAATATTTAATTGACTTAAATGCTACGCAAGCCGCTATCCGTGCGGGTTACAGTGAAAAGACCGCTAAAGAGATTGCGGCGGAAAACTTAACAAAACCTAACATTTCAGAAGCGATACAAGCGGGCATGGCTGAGCGCTCCAAGCGCACTGAGATAACTGCGGATTATGTGCTTACGACGATTGTCGAGACGATAGAGCGTTGCAAGCAAGAGATTGAGCCGGTGTATGCCGGACGTGGTGAGGACCGAGAATTTACCGGAGAATTTACATTTGACAGTGGCGCCGTGCTTAAGGGTTGCGAGCTACTTGGCAAACATTTAAAACTATTCACGGACAAGGTTGAGCATGCTGGCGCTAATGGCGGGCCTATTCAGTCAGTGACAGCACTAACAAACGACCCAATTGAGGCCGCCAAGGTTTATCAAAAGCTTATGGGCGGCAAATAAAACAATGCCAATTCCTTTCGAGTTCGATTTTAGAAAGCCGGATTATGTCCAGGTTTTTAATTGGCGGATTGAGAGATTGCAAGAGATACGACGCAACCCGGATTTAATGCCGCTATTGCGCACGTATTACCGAGCAAACCCGGCCCAATTTATTATTGACTGGGGCATGACATTCGACCCGCGCAACGTTGAGCGCCAGTTGCCGGCAAGCGTTCCTTTTCTGCTATTTCCTAAACAGGAGGAGTGGATTATTTGGTTTATGGAGCGCTGGCAAAACCAGGAGCCAGGCATTACAGAAAAGACCCGCGACATGGGCATGAGTTGGCTGACGGTTGCACTAGCGGCGACGGTTTGCTTATTCAACGAAGGCGTTGCGGTTGGCTTCGGCTCTCGCAAAGAGGAGTACGTTGACAAAATTGGCTCCCCAAAGTCTTTGTTTTGGAAAGCCCGCATGTTCGTCGATATGCTCCCGCCGGAATTTAAAGGCGGTTGGAATTTAGACAAACACGCACCTCACATGCGCATTGTTTTCCCTGGCACAAACTCAGTGATAACAGGCGAAAGCGGTGACGGTATTGGCCGCGGTGATAGAGCCAGTTTTTACATTGTGGACGAGAGCGCGTTTTTAGAGCGGCCTCAGTTAGTTGACGCCTCGCTTTCAGCAACAACCAATTGCCGCCAGGACATTAGTACACCAAACGGCATGGGCAACCCATTTGCTCAAAAGCGACACGGTGGCCGCGTTAAAGTGTTTACGTTTCACTGGCGCGACGACCCGCGCAAAGATGATGCCTGGTATGCAAAGCAAGTGTTTGAGCTTGACCCGGTAACGGTAGCGCAAGAGATTGACATTAACTATTCAGCCTCAGTTGAGGGCGTGTTAATTCCGTCCGCCTGGGTGCAATCTGCTATTGGTGCGCACCTTAAGCTTGGTATTGAGCCAACAGGTAAACGACGCGGCGCGCTAGACGTGGCCGACGAAGGCGTTGACAAAAACGCATTTGCTGGACGACATGGCATATTGCTCAATTACCTCCAATCATGGAGCGGAAAAGGCGGCGACATTTATGACACCGTTGTTAAAACGTTCACCATTTGCGACGAGCATGGTTATACAACGTTTGATTATGACGCTGACGGCCTTGGCGCTGGAGTTCGTGGTGACGCGAGGGTGATTAGTGAAGCGCGCAAAGATGCTGGCTTAAACCTCGTTTATGACGCTCCATTTCGCGGCTCCGGTGCGGTACACGACCCGGACGGCCAAATGGTGAAAGAGCGCACGAATAAGGACTATTTTGCCAACGCGAAAGCACAGGCATGGTGGGCGCTTCGCATGCGTTTCCAAGCAACACACCGGGCAATTGCCGAAGGCATGGACATTGACCCGGACACAATTATTTCAATCGACCCAGGTTTGCCGGAGTTGTCGTTGCTGACAATGGAATTGTCACAGCCAACTTACACAATCAACCAGGTCGGCAAAATCGTAATTGACAAAGCTCCCGACGGTACTAAGTCGCCAAACTTGGCCGACGCCGTGATGATTTGCTATCAACCTGCAAGCGGTTCGCTAGACATTTGGGAGAATTTATAAAAGGTTAGCAAATGAGTAAATCCATGTATCGACGCTTAGTTGGTGACGCTGAGCTTTTACTTGAGCATGACCAAAAGCGTAAGTTCCACCCTATTGGTTGCGACACTGTTAAAAGCGTTTTCGACCATGAATATGGGCATCAACTTGACCATTTGCTTGGCTTAAGAACAAACCCGGACGTTGTAGCCTTAAGGGCTGAGTTGCAGAAAAAAGACAACGAGCAACATGCGGCCTGGCGTAAGGAGGGCTTGACCGAGCTTGAGGCCCGAAACAATATGAGGAACTACGGTAGCGCGGTAACAAACGAGCTTAGCCGGTATGCTGAGGAAAATATGGCTGATTTTATTGCCGAAGCCTGGGCGGAAGCAAACAACAACCCGGACCCGCGGCCAACCGCTAAGCGCCTGGCTGAAATTGTAAGGGCAGAATATGCAAAAAAATATCCTAAATGATGATGACATGCCGCCTCCTCCGCCGGACGAGACGATAATTAATGACATTTACGCCCCAGGCGAGCGCAATCAATTGCTAGCTGACGCCTGGAAAGAGACGCACAACTTGCGCGTAATTCTACAAAACAAACAGCACGAAAAAAGCGGCAAATAAGGACTTTTAAATGAGTAAGCAACCCACTAGCGAAAGCAAGAGCATAACGGCCAAAGTTGCCGATAGCTTTCAAAACTTGCTCAGCCGGGTTGGTATTGGTGCAAACAACCAAAGCGCCGGCGGCGAGTATGGCTTCACGCCAGTAACGCGCAACCGCTTGCAAATGGAATTTGCTTATCGCTCTAGCTGGATAGCTGGCAAGTGCGTTGATGCCTTTGCCGACGATATGACGCGCGAAGGCATAACGGTGCAATGTGATATTGAGCCGGACAAGCTTGAGGAGTTGGAGCGCCAGGCTGGACGTTTCAAGATATGGGACGCAGTTAACGACGCAATCAAATGGTCGCGTTTATACGGTGGCTCAATTGGCGTGTTACTTATCGACGGCCAAAACGTCAGCACCCCATTGCGCAAAGAAACAATCCAAAAGGACCAATTCAAGGGCTTGTTAATCCTGGACCGCTGGACGGTGCAACCTTCACTTGGCGACCTAGTGACTGAGCTTGGCCCAAATATTGGCATGCCGAAATATTATGAAGTGGTTGCCGACGCTAAAGCGCTAGTCAATCAGAAAATCCACTATTCGCGCGTTATTCGATTGGACGGCGTTGAGTTGCCGTATTTCCAAAAGATTGCCGAGAATGGTTGGGGCCAAAGCGTCCTTGAGCGCTTATGGGACAGAATGATTGCTTTTGATAGCACGACCCAGGGCGCGGCTCAATTAGTCTATAAGGCTCACTTGCGCACGTACAAAGTTAAGGGTTTACGCTCAATCATTGCAAGCGGTGGCAAAGCTTTTGACGGCCTGGTTGCCCAGGTTGACGCAATCCGTCGCTTTCAAAGCAATGAAGGCTTAACCCTCATGGATAGTGAGGACGAGTTTGAAGCGCATCAATATAGCTTTGGCGGATTAAGTGACTTGTTGTTGCAGTTTGGCGAGCAATTAAGCGGTGCCATTGATATTCCATTGGTGCGGCTATTTGGCCAAAGCCCGGCGGGTTTGAGTAGCACCGGCGAAAGCGACATTCGCAACTATTACGACAGTATTAAACAGCAACAAGAGCGCAAGCTTAGGTCGCCAATTGAAACGATTTATAACGTTTTGTATCGCTCGACATTTGGCGAGGCGCCGCCGGACAATATGACGATTAAGTTTAAGCCATTATGGCAACTTGACGACACTGAAAAGGCGACGATTGCCACGACGATAACGGACGCGGTGACGAAGGCAAGCGATAGCGGTTTAATCGACCGCCATACAGCACTCAAAGAGCTTAAGCAATCCAGTGAAATAACTGGAATATTCAGCAACATAACGGACGACGATATTGACGAGGCTGAGGACGAGCCGCCGCCAAACCTATCCGAAACGGAGCCGAATAATGAAACAACGCAACCCAATGCAAACGAAGCGAGCGGAGCGGATTTACAGCAAGCAACTCGCGCGCCTGGCCAATAATATTGGGCAGATAATCAAAGGGTTTGACCCAAAGGATTTAAACCAGGCTAGCGCCTTGCAAGATATGCTCCGGCGCTATGCTGAGGCACTTGGTCCGTGGGCTTCAAAGGTCGCCAGTGTCATGCTGGCAGACGTTGACACTAGCAACGCAAAAGGCTGGCGCTTCTTAAGCGACCAAGTAAGCAAAGGCATTGCGCGCGAGATTGTGCTTGCTCCGGCTGGCCAGGTTATGCAAAAGCTCCTTTCTGAGCAAGTTAGTCTCATTAAAAGCCTACCATTGGACGCGGCTAAACGTGTTCACGAATGGACGCTTAAGGGTATTGAGGACAGCACTAGAGCCTCCGAAGTAGCCAAGCAAATCATGCGTTCCGGAGAAGTGACAAAGAGCCGAGCAATGACAATCGCGCGGACTGAGGTCGCTCGCACTGGCTCAACATTAACCGAAGCTAGAGCCAAGCAAATAGGTGCGACGCACTATATTTGGCACACTAGCCACGACGGCGACGTTAGAAAAGACCACAAATATTTAGACGGCAAAGTTTTCGCCTGGAATGACCCGCCAATTGCCGACCAGGCAAGCGGAGCGCGGGCAAATCCTGGTTGCATTTTTAATTGCCGTTGTTGGGCTGAGCCGATTATTAACGATTAACAAGGGTAATAAAATGAAAAATATCGAAAAAGGCAACGCGCTAAACATTAGCGACGCAAACATTAGCCAGGGCGTTGGCCAGGTTGAAAAAGCCGAAGCTCACGGCGTTTATACATTTGAATGTTACGGCGCGGACGGCGAGCTTAAATGGACCGACACCATTGAAAACTTGGTGCTTACAGCCGGCAAAAACTTTTTGCTAGACAACGGCTTTGCTGGCTCAGCATACACCGCGACATGGTTCTTAGGTTTAATCGACGGCGGCGCGGCTCCGACAATCAACGCGGCTGACACAGCGGCCTCGCATGCTGGCTGGACAGAAAACCAAGGCTATTCGCAAGCGGCACGGCCAACGGCGGCATGGTCCGCGGCGGCGGCTGGCGCTAAAGCATTAAGCGCGGCTCTTGCATTCAGTATCAACGCAGTAACGCAAACAATTGCCGGCTCTTTCCTGGCGACAGTATCGACCAAGGGCGGCACGACCGGCGTTATTTATAGCGCTGGCACGTTCACAGGCGGCAACAAGTCAGTGACAACCGGCGACACGTTAAACGTTTCATATTCAACAAGTATTTAAGGGGCTGACATGGCTAATTTACCAAAAGGCACGAAAGTCCAACAAGTTATCAAGCCGCTAGTGGGCGAGGTTACTGGCTACCAGGTTGACCAGGAAAGCGGCGAGCTTTTATATTTGGTTGACGTGACTGAGCTGGACGGCGACCACGTTTCTCGCTATTTCAAAGCTGACGAAATTCAACCAATTACTGAGTAATAAAAAGGTTCATCATGGGCATTAAACACACTCAAGTCACAGGCACGAACGACGCCGGCAAGCAAGTGTCAGTTGACCGCTGGAATGAGGACCATTCAGTTGTCGGACAGTTTGACATTCCGCTAGACGCAACGCCGACAGCGCCAGCCGCCGACTTCATTGGATTGTTTGGCCAAAAAATTGGCGGCCGCATGATGCTCTCGCAGATTGGTCCGAGTGGTTTAGATACAAGCTTACAACCAAATCTTGGCGGCAATAAGGTCGCGTTGTGGATGCCGCCAGGCGGCTCGACTACGGTGCCGGGCGTGTTCGGTATGGCGGCATTGACCGCAACCGGCACGGCAACCGCCAGGACAGTAGCAACAACAAACTTGCTCACACGCATGACGCGGCTTGGCTTTGTCTCAGCGGCAACCGCGGCGGCCTTAACTGGCGCGCGTGAGGCAGTTCCAAAATACACAACAGGCGCCGGCGCTGGTTTAGGTGGCTTCTTTGCCCGTTATCGCTTTGGCGTATCTGACGCGGCGGCCGTTGCTGGCGCGCGCATGTTTGTTGGATTACAAGCCAACTCAGCCGCACCGACAAACGTCGAGCCTAATACGCTAGTTAACTCAATTGGCGTTTGTCAATTATCAAGTAGCACGAATTTGCAAATGTATTGCGCTGGCGCTTCGGCTGGCGCCAACCTGGTTGACCTGGGCGTTAACTTTCCGGCCGTGTTTGGCTCAAGTGACGCTTATGAGTTGTCTCTATTTGGAAAGCCTGACGGGACCGTTGGTTGGCGCGTATTGCGTTTAAATACTGGCCACGTTGCCGAGGGTGCATTTACAACCGGATTGCCAACAAGCACGACGTTGCTATGTCATCAAGCCTGGCGCACTAACAATGCAACAGCCCTGGCGGTTGGTTTAGATTTATGCGGCATATACATGGAAACCGACTATTAATATCTTAAAGGCTTAACTATGTCAGCCCCCATTTTTGACACGGGTATTTTTGACCCGGCAATATTTGGCGGGACGTCGGAATTATTTGACGGCGCTATTTTTGACGGCGCCATTTTCGACGCAGTTAGCTCCGGCTCAGTAATAAGCGCAAGCCAAACCGAAGCGACAACCGCAACGGATAGCCAAAACGCAACCGTTACGACGGGCGGCGGCACTGGCTCAGTAACTTATCGCGCGGGCAGTTTGTCGCAAGCGTACAATTCTGCGGCTGGCGCGGTAACTGTAAACAATGCTATCGGACATGTCGCTGGAGATTTGTTATTAATCGTCATTGATGCCGATAGAAGTGTTTTAAACTCATACACTTGGCCGGCCGGATTTACGCAGATTTTTGCAACATTTAATAGCGCGCCGGACGGGCAAAACTTTGCGGCGGCTTATAAGTTTGATACAGGCTCGGAGCCGTCAACTTACACCATTACACCGTCAGACGCCTACTCAACGCAGGTGTCAGTTACAGCGTGGATAGGTGTGGACGCGACTACTCCTTATGCCTTAAGCACAGTCGCCAATAGTACAGCTTACAATAATCCTAATATCTCAATGGCTCTAACAGGCGTTACGGCTATCGCTAATGATGCGCTATTGCTTATCGGCACTTTGGATAAGGTTGCCAGTGCTGATACATGGGGATTTAATACGGTTGCAGGATTTACCGTATTGGAAGCTTATGTTAACGCCTGGAATTACCAATATATTCAGTACAAAACCGGATTAACAGCCGGCGCGACGGGTACGCAAACGGTAATAACTACAGGAGGAAGCACGAACGGGGCCGGCTGGATTGGCTACCAATTAGCGCTTCACCCAGCGCCTTCAAGCGGCGGTTCAGTCAGCGCCAGCCAAACGGAAAGTACGACGGCAAGCGAAGCTCAAAGCGTTATTGCAACATTGCTGGCCGCGCAAGCTGAGACGGCAACGGCAAGCGAGGCTCAGACAAGCGTCAAGGCAACAACCGGCGCCCAGGCTGAGACAGCAACCGCAACCGATACAAATGCAAGCGTTAGCACAACGTCAGCGTCCCAGGGTGAAAGCACGACGGCCACGGATAGCAACACAGCAATTGCAACGATTAACGCAAGCGCCTCAGACAGTGCAAGCGCTACCGATACGCAAAGCAGTATCAAAACAACCGCAACAAGCCAGGCAGAAAGTGCAACGGCAACCGACATACAGGACGGCACGGCCGGCAGTAATAACGCCGCCCAGGTCGATACTTTAACGGCGACCGATACCACTAGCGCCATGGGATTAAATAATGCGGCACAAAGCGAAGCGTTAACGGCAACGGACACTCAAAGCTCAGTTAAAGCGACAACGGTCGCCCAGGCTGAAACTGGCACGGCCAGCGACACGCCTAGCGCGATATACACGACGACGGCAACGCAATCCGAGATAGCAACGGCAACAGATACGCCAAGCGGCTCAGCAGTAAGGGCGGCTAGCGTAACGGAAACGACAGCGGCTAGCGATACAACGGCTCAAGGCTCAGTATCAAGCGCGGCGTTAACTGAGACAGCAACGGCAACGGACACAACAAACCGGACATTTTCTGCAAATGCTACACAGACAGAAAGCGGAGTGGCGACGGATAGCACTAGCGCAAGCGCGCAGTTCATGGCCAGCATTACCGAAGCCTTAACGGCAATTGATTATCCTGGCGCGGTTAAAACTACGCTCACGGCAATTGCTGAGGCTGGAGTTGCGCTTGATATTACTTATTACGTGACGGGCTTGGTTCCAGACCCGCGCTTTATTGCGCAAGGCGAGGCGTTTGACGGACTTGTTAGCCTTAAGGTTGACTATTCAACCAACGCAGACGGCGGCGTTTATAGCGTAAGCCATAACTTAACGGATTATTCAGCATGAAACTATTAAGCGCCAAGTATGACAACGAAAAGGTCGTTGTAACAATGGACTTTTCGCCAAGCCTGGCAACGGGTGAAAGCTTAACCGGCTCGCCAGTAATTACGATAACGACCAATAGCGGAGTTGATGCAACACCGGAGGCATTGCTTAATGGTGCGGCTCAAATCTCCAGCTCCCAGGTACTAATCCCAATCACGGGCGGGCTAAAAAATTGCTCATATTTAATCAAAGCGGTTTGCACAACAAGCAACTCAAACAAAAAGCTTGAGGTTGCGGCAATCTTGCCAATTTATCCTCAATAGGTGAAACCATGAAAATTAAATCGTTTGACCGCATGGAGTTCCTAACAGTTGAGAAGCTAGGCCCAAAGCAAAGCTTAACACCGGAGGGGTTTTTGCTATGCGAAGGCGTCCCAATTGCCCGCGTTGGCACTCAAATGTATAGCGACAAAGAGGTGCCGCTTGAGGGCGACGCCGACGGGCTTTTGCAGGTTGAGCGCGCCCCGGACGAAGTATTTAAAGATGAAACACTGGCGAGCTTTGAGGGCAAGCCAGTAACGATTGACCACCCCGACACTTTTGTTAACCCGGAAAACTGGAAAGAGTTAGCCGTTGGGGTAACTCAAAACGTGCGCCGCGGCGCCGGTATTGAGGA